GTTGTATATGAATATAAACTCTACGAGAAGGGTTTATGAGGTATGTGATTTTATTGTTGGTGTTGGCGGCTTGTACTGCTCAGCAGGCAGATGCACTACTGTACAAAATTCGCCAGAGAAATTCTTCAAGTGATGACATAAAACAAGCAATAAACAGCCAATGCGCTGAAATTGGGGCTCCGAAAGGTTCACCTAATTATTATAATTGCTATACTCACTATGAGAATATGGTCATACAAGCAATGTTAGTTAATGCTAGTGGTGGTACTTCTCTTCCTCCTGTTACGGCCTTTTCTAATCCGCCAATAGTCCCCGCTGGCCCATTTAACCCTAAACTTACTTGTGAGCAGACATATGACAATAAAACCATTTGTTATTAGTGCGGCTTTTTTGTTGGTGGCATGCGCTACGCCAGTCACGGTTTTGAAAAATGAAAAAACCGGCGAGACGATAGAGTGCGGCGGCAGTCGTGGTGGCTCAATCGCTATGGGTGCCATCGGCTACCATATCCAGAAAGACTTGGATGAAGATTGCGTGAAAGAGCAAATTTCTAAAGGCTATAAACCCCAATAAGGGGAGGGGTCAACTGACAACGAGGCTTTGACATGCCATAATTTTGGTATGTCAAAAAAAATTCGTAGCTTTGCCCTTCCAATTATCGGCGGATTAGTCGCTGGGCCTTTAGGTGCAGGGGCCGGAGCAGCGGCTAATAGCCTTACCAGTGGTGGTAATTTAGGCCAAGCCCTTAAGGCTGGTGCCCTTAGTGGTGTTGGTTCTTATGTCGGTGGCCAAATTGGTGGCTCAATTGGCGGCGGTGGTGGAACCGTTGCTAGCACACTCGAAAAAACCCTTGGACCAGATTTAGGCTCCGCTTTCGGGAATGTAATAGGAAGTGGCGCATATCTTTCGCCAGTTAATGCGATTATCGGCTCCGGTATCGGCAGCAATCTCGCCTCATCTCTCGTTCCACAAAAAACAGCAAGCTCCTCGGGAACAAATGTTTCCACAGCCTTTAAAGCATCCCGTGAAAAAGAATCAGCAATACCTGCAAGCTTTAGTTCTTACGGTGGTTCCCTCACTCCTACCCAATTATCAAGCAATATCGCAACCGGCGGTGTATATGGCGGGGGAGCTGGACCTGAAGAAAGCGATTATTTCCTGAATATGATTAACCGTCGCCTTGTAGACGATTCAGGAAAAGTAGATAGCGACTTAAGCGAAATAAACCCCATTGAAAATAGCTTCTTATCCCAGATTGGGTTAGGGGGGATGAATAATGCTAATGACCTATTGGAGGCGATTAGTAAAAGACGAGCAGCCTAAGGAGCAATATGTACGAGCCTAAGTTTGGAAGAGTGTTAATCGAGCGTGAAATTAAAGAAAAAACCACTGGCGGGATAATCATCCCAAACGCCAAGAAACATGCCAGTTGCAAGGGGAAAATTGTAGCCCTTGGAGAAACGGCAGGATTTTCCACTTCTTATTTCAAAGATGCAGACGGTGTTTTGCAGCAGCACACAGTGCAAACGCTTTCTATAGGCGATGAAGTGGTCTTTGGACGCTATGCCGGGACTTGGCTTGACGCCACAATCGATAACAAGGGTGAGTTTAATGACGATGGAAAGCTTTTCATCTGCCAGGACGAAGACATTTTAGCAATTATCAGGGAATGACATTATGACGGAACAAGCAGAAGCACAAACCGACGGCGCGCAATTACCTGAAGGGGCGCTGCCGCAGGCTACAGAAACTATACCTGAAGGTGAGCAGCAGGAACAACCGAAAGCAAAAGCCAGTTATGCAGAGCGCGTTGATTTAAGTGGCTTGCCGGAAGAAATCAGAAATCCAGTAGAGGCCCGTTTTGCGCATATGTCTTCTTTGATGCGCAAGCAGGAAACCAAATACAGCGGTGAGATTTCGCAATGGAGAGAACTTGCCGCAGAGCAGGCAAAAGCCATTGAAGAATTACGCAGCGGTGTCGGAATGGTGGTGGACCATCTGCAGGATGGCAGTCTTAAAGACGCGGAATCCAAAATACGCCATGATATGAAAATCGCCCATGAAGCGGGAGATACTGAAGGATTCATTGCGGCTAATGAGCGTCTGGCGGAAATCAAAGCCAAGAAAATTGCGCTGGAGAACCAGAAAAAAGCCACTAAGGCAGAACCGAAACAAGAAACCAAATCTCAGCGCGTCTCTGCTACGGAGCTTTCTGAGGGTGCGTTTGGCGATGGAGAAATCACTGAGCAGGATAAAACAGCACTCAATGCATGGATTGGCGAAACCGATGAATATGGTGTTCCCACACGGCCATGGCTTACCGGAGATGCGGAGCGTGATCCATCAGTTAGGCGCGCCTTGATCGAGGCCTATGCAGTATTTGATCCATCAAGTCCTTGGGCAAACAAATCCATTATGGAGAAATTAGGTGAAATCGACCGCAGAATGGGTGTTACCAAACGCTCAGGCGGCCAACAGGTGATGGGGGGTCAATTGACAATGCCAAGGAAATCAGCAAAACTAACTTTAAACGCTAATCAAGAGCGTTTAGCAGTAAGAACAAAGTTTGGCGGCCCCAAAGCGAAATCCGACGCAGAGCATATTGAAGCGTACCGGAAACAACTTGAAACCGTAAAGGGGAGCCGTAAATGATCGAGCAAGACATCCGTAAACCCGGAAGACCAAAAAACCAAGCAATCTCTGAATCTCCTGTCAAGAAGGGTAAAACCTCTTGGAAGCCAGCAAGCGTAACTGATGTAGTCGATAAAGACCCGTCAAAACGCTATCGCCTGGTAAATAAGGATGCTGACAACCTCGCCAAGAAAAGGGCTGAAGGTTGGGAAATAGAGACTAAAGCAACAGGCGGCAGCGCCAAACTGGTACCGGATGGCCAGATAAACACCGGAAGCAATCTAGGAAGCACCTACGAGAGGAAGGACGTAATCCTCATGAGCATGCCAGAAGAAATGGCACAAGAGCGAAATAAATATTTCGACGAAATGACGCAAAGGCGCACTCAGGGGCTAACCGCCCATCTTAAGAAAGAGCTTAAGGGAACCGCGCCCACGCATGGAAAAATTACGATTGGCTCACTGAAACAGGGCGAGACAGTTATCGAATAAACCGGGGAAGCTCAAACCTTCCTCGAATAAGGAGGAAGGCAAATGGCAGCAGGAAGAAGCGGTTTTAATCCCATCGGTACCCCCGATACGAGGTATATCACTAACCTTCCGGTTTCGGCAGGTACCCGCCCCATGGGCAAGGGTGATGCGGTTCGGTATGTTGCTGGTAACGTGACTAACGTTGAAGCGGGTATGGACCCTGGTGCGGTGTTCGGTGTGGTTATCGATGTATATACCACGGCAAATCGTCCCCTCACTTTCCAGACTAACAAGATTATTGTATCGGGTGGCGTAGGCCGCGCTGACGTATGCTGGGATCCCAACCAGCTTTACAGCGTCAAATGTGAATCATCGGTAGGCGCTACCACACTGCCGGTCAATATGATGATCGACCTCTCAGCCATGAATCCCGTGCTGGGCATCTCTGGTATGGCGCTCATCGCCCAGACCTCAGCATCGGTAGGCAACCCCTTCAAAGTAATCGCGCTAAGCCAACAGCAGCGTGTCATTTCGGGTCTCGATCCGAATGGTGACGCTGGTCAAGAAGTTGTCTGCGTCATCAATAACCACCTGCTCAAAGCCGGAACGTAAGGAGACTGACACATGGTATTAGCTACTGGCGCATTTGCAGAAGACCTATGGCCTGGCATTTTGAAATGGTTCGGCGATTCCTACGAGGAATGGCCTGCTATCTGGCCGCAACTGGTAGAGAAATACCAGTCAGACCGTGCCTTTGAAAAATTTCAAGGTGTAACGGGTTATGGTCTTGCTGGCGTAAAAGACCAAGGCGGACAAATCCCCTATCGTGATAAGTATCAGGGCTTCCCGCGTGAAATCATCAATGTCACTTACGGTATCGGTTCCACCGTAACGTACGAAATGATGCGGTATGAGCAGTATAACCTGATGCCGAAGATTCCGCAGCAGCTTGCGAAATCTGTGCGACAGACGGAAGAAACTATTGTTGGCAATTTGCTTAACAATGGCTTCTCCGGTGCCTCAACCCCCACGCTTACTGCTGACGGACTTAGCTTGTTTAATGCCTCGCATAAGCTTGTTGCAACGGGTACTACCCAGCGTAACACGCCTGCTACTGCCTCTGACTTATCTCAGACTGCATTAGAGCAGGCGCGTATCGATATCAGCAATTTCCTTGATGATCAGGGATTGCCGATTGTTGTGACTGCAAAAAAACTGGTTGTCCCGACTGCTTCGGTAAATCTTGCTGAAAAAATCCTCGGTACGGAATACGAAGTAGATACGGGTAACAACACGATCAATCCGATTGCATCCGCACGGCAGCCGCTAGACCTTATTGTTTCGCCGTGGCTTACCGATACGGACGCATGGTTCATTAAAACCTCGGAAGAAGATGGTCTTGTATTCACGGAAGTTGATCCGGTTATGCTGGACCGTGATAACGATTTTGACACCAAGAATCTTAAGTTCTCAGCGATGAGACTCTTCGGTACGGGTGCAGTGAATTACCTCGGCTATTACGGTTCACCGGGCGCATAAGGGAGGTCACCATGACCAGTTGGCGTGATAATATCTATAGTGGCGCACCGGCTTTAACCTCGGCGCAGTCCAGCCTATCCCCGGCAGAATTACATCGTACTATTCGTTTTAGTGGTGGTTCAAACACCCAGACCATTGTATTGCCGACTTATGTAGAAAATTTTGATGCGAAGCTTTATATTATCACCAATGGTTCCGCTGCAACGACCGATAAAATTACGGTAAGCGCCGCTGGAACGACGCTTGTAACTTTTTCAAGCTTTGGTTCTGCAAACGGCATCTTACGCCAGACAACGACTGGCCTTGGCGTGGTGACCCCAGTTGTTTCTGCGATGGTCACTCCAACTACGACTACGGAAGTAACGGCGGCCATTACATTGCTTACAACCGATACCGCAGCCCAGTACCAGGTGGACATCAGCTTCAACCGTGTGCGCTTGAATACTATTGGCGCGCCCTAAAGGAGCTACGCCATGAAGCCTAAATCATTCAGGATTGTCGGTTCGGCAGGCGGTCCTACCTTTACCCCCGTATGGGTTCCCGATAAATACAACAACCCGGCTAATATCGGCATTATGGTTGTTGTGAGTGGCGCAGAAGCAGTCGTGGATGTCCAGCATACAGGAGCCGATCCTTGGAGTCAGAATTTAAACATTGCTCCTGGCGTATCGGCTGCATGGGAAAACAATGCGACTCTGGTATCGGCAACACAGGCCGGTCAGCCTAATGGTGCGTGGAGTACTAATTATGCGTTTTATCCTAACGCGATTCGTGGGCGTATTCGTGCCCTTGCTTCAGCGGGCACGGGAAACGCCATGACGGTTACATTCATTCAAGCAGGTCCGGAGAATTAATATGGCTAAAGGATGTCCACCCAACACTATGCAGCGCCGTCCTAAGGGCATGAAAAAGGCCTTCTACCGTAAGCAGGCTAGATAATGGAGGGCTTATGGCTAGACGTGGAGGCCGACCGGGAAAATGGTTAATCCCCGACGATTACTATGGCATTACTCGCTATAATAATGAGGTGCGTACTGACTATTGGGGCAATTTAGCTACAAAACCTTTAAAAAGAAATCTTCAGGAAATTGCCACCCCCCTGAATGACCCCGAGCCGGTCCAGCCTGTGCGGGCTCCCAATTATGAAGTAGTCAATCCCGCTACTACTGATGTTGTTCCCACCTTCGTAGGAAGCACCACTAGCCACACTAATCTTATGAGCGCTGCATATCAGGCGGGGGCAGTAACGTGACGACATATAACAAGTCCACATTAAAAACCTTTTTTGAACAGGGCGACATCCCTACAGGGACGAACTATGCCGACTTGATTGATTCCTGCCTGAACCTCGTTGAGACCGGCAATCAAAGCATGGCCGGATCGCTTACCACAACCGAACTTATCACGAGCCGTGTAAGCGCTGCCAATGTGATCTTTGGCGGTACTAATTTTACGCTGCAGGTGACTAACTCAGCCAATGTTAATGCCGTAGATATAGGTTTGGCAGCCAGCGGCTTTATTTATGCAAGCGCAGGCAGTTCCGTCACCCTGGCAGCAGGAACGGCAGTAACAATTACAACAGGAACTTTTTTCCGAGTGGATGCGCTTACTGACGCGGTACTCAATACTGCGGGAAATGTAATAGTCAGTGGCGATAGCCTGTTTCTTAATGCGCGCAGCAATGCTTCAATGACTGCTGTTGGCAATACATCCATAGAGGCATCGAATAATATATTTGTTAGCGCCGCTAATGCTGTGTTTCTTAATAGCTCAAGCAATATGTCTATTGCTTCCGTAGCGGGCGATATCAATGTAAATGCCGCCAATAATATTAATCTGCAATCTCCCGTTTTATACGAGGTAAAAATTGTAAGCGCGGCAGGTACCTCCCAGTCCACCGCTGCCATACTGAGTGCCGTGGTTAACCGTGGCAAAGGTATTGTGGATGGTTCGACCACCGGGTTCAAGCCGCGCGCTAATAAGGCTGGATTTGTCCAGTATCTTTATAATGAGGGCGCCAGCGCTAACTTATGGCCACCTGTGGGCGGCACTATTAATGGATTAGCAGCAAATACTCCATTTTCATTAGCGGCCTCTGCCATGATTACTATTATTCATCTAACCGCTTCTGCCATGGCGGCTAAATAATGGGTGTCGGGGATGTAAGATATACCGTTTTGCAGACGGTAAATGAGGTATTCCGCAAACTCGGATTAAGCCCGGTTACTTCTGTTAACGACAATACCCTCTCTCGTGAAATGGTTGATTTCATAAACGACATCTGTAACGAGCTTTCCGATTTTGGCAACTGGCAGGAAATGCTTGTTTCAGCGAATGTGTCCTGCGTTTCCTCGACCATGAATTACCTTATCCCGACCAGCGGGAACATCAAAAACATTGCGGATATATACTTTTCGCAAAGAACCGGTCCGATGAGACATGTCACTCTGGAGGATATGCGAATCAGAACAAGGGTAACTGCGGTAGGGGTGCCCATCCAATATACAATCTTTGGTACGGATATTTCTTCAGGGAACCCCATTATTCGAGTATGGCCAAAACCTGTTTCAGCACAGAGTGTGGGGGGGATATTTTCTGTCCTCTATTATCAAAGGCCCCCGTTATATTCGACAGCGGATAGTGCAGTTATCATCCCCTTTCCTGCGAGAATAGTAGTCTTAGGCGTCCTTGCTAAAGCGGTTTTGAACGAATCCGAAGGGGCGATAACCGATAGGTATACTAAAACATACCAAGATTATCTTCTTGCAAGAAAAGAGGCGTTAAACCGTTTCAACGGCGACAGCGGATGGAGTGTTTCCTTCCGCCCTGCGAGGTGAGATGCAGGCAGTTGAATATAAGCTTCCCGTTTATGGCTTAGGGACGGATTTCTCTGAATTTGAGCGCCCGATCACTTTTGCCACGACTTACACTAACAGATTCAGGAATATTACGGGGGGGGCGGAAAGGCGGCCTGGTGCGCAAAGGTATTTAACCCAGATCAGTGCCATTCCCAATCTTACCCGGCTGCATGAGCATGTTTCGACTACGGGAACGGTGAGTCTCATGACCTCAGATGATTTTGGTAATATCTGGAGATACAATGCATCAGGAAGTCCCTTACTTGCTTTAACAGGTAAGGCAAATCAACGGCAAATTTCTGCTCAGGCAGAAGATAAGCTAATCTTCGTAAACGGTACGGATAGAAATTTTTATACCGATGATGGCGGAACAACTTTCAATGAACTAAGGGCTATCATCACCAAAGGAACAATGGCGGCGGGGACTAGTGCAACCAGACTCATAGACAGCGATATTTCGAATTGGATAGGAGCAACGCTCGTTTCCAATAACGATATTGTTTATAATGTTACTGTGGGTGCATATGGTATTGTTTCCACTATATCCAGCGCATCGCTTACGCATACACCAATAACCAACGCGGCTGACGGAGCTGGGAATGGTTTCCGCGCCCAGCAAGCGGGCGATGTTTATCAATTGGTTGATTATGTAGATTTAAATATCATACCCGCCGGCAACAATAGCCTTGATAATGTTGCTACTGCAACTACAGGCACAACTCCTAATGTTGTTGCGGTAAGTGGCGTTAATTTTGCCAATACACAGATCAGGGCTGGTGATATTGTCTATAATACAACCAGGAATGCAATTGCTTTCGTTGGTACAATAAGTGCCAACATTAATTATCGGCAAATTCCGTCCAATCAGTCACAGATTCAGTTGCAAACAGCTGGGGATGCCTTGGCGTTCTTCAAATCCGCCATGCCGATTGCCTCTAATATCCATGTGCATTACGGGCGTGTATATTACCTTGATTCACGTGACAAAACCCGCATCGTTATCTCTGCGCCCGATGATCCGGAGGATGTAACCACTTACCAGAAAACACTTGATACCACGAGTTATAGTTTCGGTACCCAACAGCCGACCGGCGATATTATCCTGTCCATGGGCACCTTCCAGAAATACTTTGTAGCGTCTGGCGAAAAGAATCTTTACATTTATGATGGCATTACCCCAATTGCCGATACTTCAACCACTACGGTGGATTTTAAGCCGATTGCCTTTTATCCAAACGGTATAGCAACTCGTTTCGGTATTGCAACCAACGGTTCAGACTTGCTGCACGAAACCAAAGAAGGTCTTCAGGCGATCAATATCGGCAATATCAGCAATACCACCGTGCAGAACAATGCTTCGGTGCCGGTCAGGACTGCCATGCTTGATGCCATTGCGGCGACTACCAATACCGACAATATTCAGCTCAGCTTTTATGCCCGCCGGTCATGGCTAATCAATAAGATTGGTGACGTGTGCTATATTCTTAATACCAATCCGACCTATGATGATTCAGGGCAATTACAGATTATTGCTTCCTGGCACCTGTATACCGGTCCATGGGCACAGCTTAACCATTATTTTGTACGCAGAAATGGGGACCTTATAGGCTGCGGCACTAACGGGCTTATATACCAGCTGGACGCCTCTGCCTCAACCGATGACGGTCAGCCCATTGCTACCAGTTTAACCACTGCATGGCTCACTTTGGAAGAGCCGCAGAAAACCGTAAGAGTCAAGCAGGGCCAGTACATCAAGCCCGTATTTGAAAGTCCAAACGGCATAGGTTATACTATTAATGCCGTAGCCGGGTGGGATAATTTTTCAAGCGATTCCATAGTGGTTTCCGCCGTCGGGGCAGGACAAATAGGTTCTGCAATCGTCGGTACAACTCCGATAGGAGCGGGGAACTTCGCCCAAGCCAATAAATACCCTCTCAGATGGCGCGGTGAGCAAGCCCGTATTCAATTTACAACAAATTCAAGTGCAGCCCAGGACATTATAACTGGCTTCACTTTGTATGGCACGATAGGTGGGATTCGCTAATGGCTGCTAATTTATATGATTACCTGATGTCACAGCAGCCTACCGCTGCGCAATCCATCATGTCTGCATTGCCGTTTTATAACCTGCCCAAGAAACAGGCCGGGTATTTCGCGCCCGCGCAAAGGGCATTAAACGCCTCTATTAATCCTGATGACCCGATGTACCAGAAGATATACGGGCAGCAGAAATTAAGGGGTCAGCAAAATCTCGCAGAAGTCATTGCTGAAGCAATGAGGCAAAACCGTAAAGCCGGGGCATTAGGCAGAACACCCTTATTCTCTGCTGAGCGCGGCGGAGAAGAAATATTCCGCAACCTGAGTCGTGGTTATCTCGACACGCAAAATAATGCTGCAGATCAAACGCAAAACATATTGGGTACTGCAGCACAGGGGTATGGAAACATGGCGGGTATTCAATCGCAATTTGCCGCAAACAAGGCTGGTATCAAGGGTAATCTCCTTGGTGGCTTAGCCAAATTATTCGGATTGTAACATGGATTCAAGGCTTTTATTGCAGGACTTATACCCAGAAACCCAGCCGGTCGATTTGATCGGGGCTGAGGAAATACCGCAATTATCTTGGCAGCAACAACCTACATCCTCTTCGCCTTTAAATTTGTCTCAAAGGATTCAGGAAGTTCTTGGTGCGAAGCAGCAGGATCAGGGGGGTATGGTTACTGATATTTTAGCAGGGAGATTTGGGAATCAATCGGCTGGCTCTTATGGCGACTATGCTCAGGGTGTAATTCAATCGGCTATGGGTAAACCGCAGATAGGAAATCCCTCTGCTATGGCGGATCGATTAAAATCAATTATCGACCTGCAAAAACTAGCTAAACCAGATTACCAGTCGGTAAAGGCGGGTGAAAAACTTATCGACCCTGCTACAGGCCAGACTGTTTATGATGGCGGCCCAGAAACGATGACACCTTACCAAACGCAGTCATTGGAGTTAATGAAACGTC